CCTCGTATAGAATCATTTTCAAGTGACTCTTGTATTTCTATTTTATGTATAATAGCAGATATATCTATACGAGCAGTGCTGCCGTATGGTGAAATATATGCTGCTATAAGTTTATAGTAACCCGGAAGTAGAAATTCTTGATCAGACATAAATTATTAATCTCTCATTAATCTTTTAAGATCTTTTTCAACAACTGGTAAGTATTGTTTATCAACCAAAAGAATATTTCGTTTATTTTCATTCATTTCATATTCATAATCATAGAGTCTTGTAGGGATCCATTCTTGTGGGATAATTTGTCTTATAACAATTCGTCTACCTTTTTCGGTTCTTAGAATGATATTATCTTCTTTTCTAAGATATATAGTTCTAAAACTTTCCGGATTTAAAATAAGTCTATCTATTGCCATTTGTTTATACCAACTTTGAGTAATAAGCTATATTTTCTAGTATATTTTCATTTTTTAACCAATCAATAACAGCATAGCCTTTTTGTCCTGATTGTTCCTCATATTTTTTAATTAGATATTTATGAAAATCATCATCTTTTAATGGCCACTCATAATATGGATCTGTAATCTTATTAGCAAGAAGTACTAGCCAAGTATAGTCGGTGGAACCATAATAATAGTATGCAATATCTTCGGGGCGATCTTCATCTGTTATTGTGTATGGTAAAAACAGATAAGGATTTGAAAGTGAAGATGTTATTAATCTATTTCTGCGGGAAATATCTCGCACTTGATAACCATTATAGTTAATTATTGGTAATTGATCAAAATAGTTTGACATTTAATAATCCTCTTTTTTCTTCTTCAATTCTGGCGATCGCGATTATTTAAAGAATTTATAGTCCTAGTATCAATTGTCCGACCTTCACCACCATAATCTTCCGCTGTATGAATATCCATTTCTTTCAGAGTCATAGACATGTTGACTACAGCTGGTTTGCCGCCTCTCATAATTGCCATGCCTTGAGGTGTATAATTAAAATTGAAGTTTTCTATCATACATGTTTTATAGCGTGTAAAATATTCTTCTTGTAATCCAAAAAAGTATATATCAACAGTACTAGGGTAACTTAAAATTGCTCTCTTTAATGGCCCTAATGCGGCATAACTTGGTAGTGCATTGCGCTTTACCAAATTTGTTATTTTAAGAATTTCATCTGATTCATCTGTAGATCTTGGGGCAAATGTCCAACTAAAGCTATGTGTTTTCATTTCAATTCCTTTGAATTGAAGTGCTTGTTTTGGATTTACAGTAGCACCCGCACCTGCCTCCAACGAACTTGTAAGCTGTCCTGCATCTATTTGTGAACCTATAAAACTACCTGCAGCTGTATCTTGAAGCCTAGAAGCACCTTTACCAGCTTTGCCCGCCTTGCCAGCTCCTCTAGATAAGAAAGCAAGAGTTCCACCAATAGCTGAACCAACCCCCTTTACCATTGTTTGTGTGCTAGGTACTCCCATATTTTCTGCAATTCCACCTAAACTTGGAGTAGCACCCCCATTTAGCATATAACTTGCACTTTGACTTACAGCATCGCCAAATACACCTTGACTAAATTCACCTATATTGACTCTAAATGAATCACTAATTTCTTTAGGCAAAGGTAATAAGAGAGCATTTCCACTTATTTCTTCTATGCTGAAATTATTTTCTGCTACACTGTTTATCCCTCTGGTACCTGGGCTTTGATACTTATACTTTTTAAAGATAAGTAACATTGAATGCGCAGATTGATCTTTTTTTGGAAATGTCAATACAGACATTCCATTCAGATCTTCTTTCTTTCTTAGTATTTCTTCTCTTGGTGTGGTCACCTTGAAATCCCTTATAAATACAATTGAGTTTAACCTATTTATATTAAAAGTTGGGCATGGCATACAAAGGACGATTTAGACCGGCTAATCCGCAAAAATACCGGGGTGATCCGAGCAATATAGTATACAGATCATTATGGGAACTTAAGTTTTTCAAATTTATTGACTTACACCCTGATGTAATTTGGTGGCAATCAGAAGAATTAGCCATTCCTTATTTATCGCCAATTGACGGTAGGATGCATAGATATTTTCCTGATGTGATATTAAATAAAAAGGTAGGTCCTGATAAGTTTGAAACTATTATGATTGAGATAAAACCTGAAAAGCAGACACTACCACCTGATATAAGTAAAAAGAATAAAACACCAACTGGTAGAATTTCTAGACGGTACATAAACGAAGTTAAAACATTTGGTATTAATGATGCAAAATGGAAAGCTGCTAGACAATATTGTGGTTCTCATGGCTGGATTTTCCAGATAATGACCGAAAAACATTTAAACATAAGGTAAGAACTTGGCTAAAATATTTGATGATATTCTACTAAAAGGTATTCGAGCAGGGCAAATGCCTTCTCGTAATAGTACCGCACGAGTATGGTATCGAGAAAAGGCTAAAGAAGTCGGTAAAGTAAATGAGACTTCATTTTTTAGAACTGCAGATGCTGACAGATTTAGAAATAGCGGTCAATTTCAAATTGGGTCAATGTATATGTTCTATTATGATCCAAAGCATAAAGATACACTTCCATATTATGACAGAGTACCTCTCATATTTCCTATCAATAGAGCAAAAGGTGGATTCCTAGGAATTAACTTTCACTACTTACCTTTGAAGATGAGAGCTAAATTAATGGATAACATTTATGATACAGCATCAAATGATAAATATGATGAAACTACTAAAATGAAAATTTCATATAATATTTTAAACGCAAGTTCACAATACAAAGAATTTAGACCTGCGGTAAAACATTATCTATTCGGTCATGTTCGCAGTAGATTACTTTATGTAAACCCATCCGAATGGGATGTGGCGTTATTCTTGAATATTGCTAGATTTGAAGGTGCTACACAAACTAAAGTCTGGGAAGACTCGCAGAAAATTATAAGAGGAACAAAATAAATGTTCAATATTAACGAATTTAAGTCAGTAATGAATAAGTATGGCGGCCCTGCAAAATCAAATTTATTTGTTGTATCACTTGGAACACAGTCTAAGCCAACTCGTAAAATTGATTTTATTGATAAATTTGATCTTAGATTCTTTTGTTCTGAAGTATCAATACCAGCTTTGAATATAAATTCTGCATCATACACTCCTAATACAATAGGTATACCTGAAGCAATGCCACTAAACTTATCCTCAGTTAATATAAATTGCACGTTCATGCTAGATTCTGAACATAGAGTACTTTCATTCTTTCATTCTTGGATGCAAGAGATAATAAATTATAACACTATTTATGGTGGTTCTTTATCACAGGTCAACGGGGATCACCTACCATATGAAATAGGATATAAGGAAGACTATGCTTGTGGTACAATGGAAATACATCATTTTAAAACTAATGCAGATGGCAAATTAGGAGATACATATATTTATAATTTTGCTAATGTATTTCCAACAGAAGTTGGAGGAAAAAATCTTTCATGGGCTCCTAATGATTCTATCCAAACATTAGGTGTAACCTTTAATGCCACCGCGTTTGATTTCACTGCTACAGACCCAGGTACTACAATATCAGATCTATCAAGAGGAAATGGAACTCTTGAATTACTAAATAGTGTGGGATTTAGAGGCCAAAATACCCAACAAAGAAACTTACCAACAACAGTACAAGATGCAATAAATACTTTTACAACAGTCCGAAATGATTTTAATGCTATAAAAAATACCTTTAATACATTTCGCGGGCTATTTTAACATGGAGAGATAAATGTCACTACCAAAAATTGAGTTACCACTTTATGAATTAATACTTCCTTCTAATGGAAAGAAAGTTCAATATAGACCATTCACTGTCAAAGAAGAAAAAATTCTTTTGACTGCGCAGCAATCTAAAGATCCAGAACAGATTATTATGGCAATTAAACAAATTGTAAATAATTGTATACAAGATTATGATGTAGATAAATTAGCACTATTTGATCTTGAGTATTTACTTATTAATATCAGATCAAGATCTGTTGATAATAATGTAGAATTTGAAATTGACGATCCAGATACACAAGAAAAAATAAAATTGACTTTAGATCTTCAAAATGTAAAAGTCTATAGAGATGAAAAGCATACAAATAAAATATCATTAGATGAAAAATATACAATTTTTCTAAAATATCCTTCTATAGATGATTTTACAGAAATTTTAGATAAACAAGATTTATCACCAGAGAAAAGTTATGAAATTCTAATTTCATGCATTGACATGTTAGCATCAGAAAATGAAGTATATAACTTCAAAGATTTTACAAAGAAACAGGTTGATGAATTTATTGAAAGTTTGCACGCTGATGTCATAAAGAAGATT